CTACATTTTCTTCAACCCAGTGATCACAACGATAAGTCATTGTTAAATCAACTGCGTCTGGAGTTTCATAACTTAATTCATCTACAAAATCAGGTTGACCAGTAGGGAATACATCTTTACAAGTAATCTTTCTAAAGATATCACCTGCTCTGTTATATTGTACAATGATCATACTTCCAACATAGTCTTTCTTTAATCCCATTTCACCGGTTAATGGATCATAGATTAATTTGTACCAATTACGGAATGTATTGTAAATGTAGTTTTCATTAGCTTCATTTAAGTTAAGACTAAAGTTAACAGTCAGATCCATAAATGTTTGTCCTGGCATACTTGCAAATGAACGGTCAGCAAATTTGTATTTCTGTCCGATTGCATCAACAGCAGGGTTTAAATTATTTAAACCTCCGATAGTTTTAACTTGCTCCAAGATTAAACCCGTATCATCCCCTAGTGGTGAAAATACAGTCACCTCGAATAGGTTAGGCTGAACAGGTTCGTACCTTTGGCTACTGGCCCTTGATTGGGTATAATGTGGTAGTGGCATATTATTTTATTTTTTTTATATATTCTATTTTAGTTTCTTCTTATTGGAAGTTTCCTGCACTAATGGCTCCTGTTTTAAGAATTGTAGTTCTCTGTACGAGAATTTCCATTCCTCTTACTGGTTCGATGTATGTATCTAAGATACCGACATTTTGATCAATAACTTCTGGAGTATTATTAGTTTCGTCCATTACGTTTTTATAATCATAAACACCATCATCATTTTGAACCGTTGCCAAGAAGTTATCAGCAAGTGTTTTAATTTCCAATCTAGTTTGTGCTGTATTAAATTCAAACAGATAGTTTTTAAGAATTGCTTCAATTCCATCCTGGATATAAATTACAACCTCTCTACAGTTAATAGAACTTAATGCAGATTTTGTAGTCTGCTGTGCAGTTTTATTTGCAAAGATTGTTGGTCCAGTTCCACTTTGGAATACAATTGGATTTAATCCAAATGGTTCTAAGTATTCTCTGTCTTCTTTTCCTAGATTAATTTCTAATCCTACAACTCCTGATCCACCTACAACACCTCTACGAACTCCGGCAACTAATGACCACGGTAAAGCGTTTTCATATTTTGCAATAAAGTTATTTGAAACGTATGCAGCTGGTACAACATTTATATTTCTTCCTAAATCCCTAACCGTAATAAACGGATAATAGAATGCTCCCCAACTCGCACCTTGGGTTTGAGATGGTAATGAGTATCTTACCGTAGGATTTAATGCAAGATCACCACCAGTAGAAATAAATCTAGATGATAAGCTTCCAGTTAGATCTTTAAATGAAGGATCTGTATTGCTTTTAAAGTCTTTAGCAGATGGAGCATTTAATATTGCGAATGCATTCTTTCTAGTAGAAGCTAATACCGTATAGATCGCTTTAGATCCACTTTCAATACCGTTTCCGAATGTATCTACAATATATCTAAAGTTAATTACATCTCTATCAGTTAATGCCTTAAATAAATTAGTTCCGTTTAAAGTACCATTTAATATTGCATTTTGTCTTTCGTTTGTTCCATTAGGTACATGTCTTGTACTATCTAATTTAAAACCATCTAAGGTAAATACATTTAAATAATCAACCCATGCATCAATAGGATAATATAATTCTACTTTAACAATTCCACCAGCACCTGTCACAGGTGATACTGTGGTTGTTGTTGCAATTTCACTTTGGCAAGTAACCAATAATGCAGTTTTACCTGAAGGTATTACACTATATTCAGAATTTGTTAATCCACCTTGTACAACATTAATTCTTGTTAATCTTGAATGCGGTATAGCAGCAGTTCCTTCAAAATGTACTAAATAATTACCAACTTTAACGTCGGCTGCATCAGGATTAGTAGTTGCAATTAATACTTGGTTAGGTTTTAATGCAGGTTCAGTAGTTGAATCTGCTATAATATCTATAGAAAGATTATTTGCACCTTTAAGTGTTTGGATTCCTAATGTACCGATAGCATAAGGATCAGCATTAGAATCTAAAAATACTCCTGTAGCACTACCTAAAGTAAATTCAGCATGTGGTGTAATATTATTAAATTGATCTTCCTCATAAGGAGTTACAGCAACAGATGGTAAGTAATAATCTGAGTCCGATATTGCAACAGTAGTTGGAGCTGTTGTTGGACTAGCGGTATGAATAAATCCATAAGACTCAGCATTAAATACCAAGAATGAAGAATATTGAATACCACCATCTTCAAATACAGCCTCATCACCATCAGTAAGAGTACCGTTTGAGAATTGGCTATATAACATAGAACCATATCCACCTATAATATCTGAACTGAAATTATCAGCTGTTGGTACTCTATCAGTAACAAAACCAAAGTCGGATTCATTTAAGTATGTATAAATTGATCCAACACCAGTTGCAAAATCAGCTATTGTTGTATTTCCTACACCTGATAATATTAAGGTTACTGTATTCCCTACAACCTGAACAGATGTTACAGGAATATATTCACCTGAATTATCACCTAGTATATAAGTACCTACAGCTGTTGGAGAATTTGCAGTAAACGCAGCAAATGCATCCCATAATGAATTTCCTGCACCACCTTGTACTTGTATCTGAAAATCACCAGCACCTGTTAATTCTGTTACATTAATAGATTCAGATGAAGTTGATGTAACAGTATTTGGGGTTGTTCCTGTACCAGCATAACTTAAGTCAGATACAATCGATCCACTATATGATAAAAAGTTTATATCGTCTTGGATGCTAGTAGTTTGAGTATATTCAAGGTTATGTCCTATCATATCAATTCCACCAGCAACACCATCGATTAAAGTATCACCATCAAAAAGATCTTCATTAACTGCTACAAATACACCAGTAGATGCTGTATCAGCATTAATAACTTTTTCTACAAAAAGGTTATTTCCTAATAAATCAGTAAAGTTAGGTAATAAAGATGCAGTATATGTTGCAATTACATCAACCTCAGATTCATTAAAGAATTCAGCAATTTTTGTATCTGTTGCATCAGCATCAAATAATCTTCTTTTTAAACCTTGTGTTTTATCAAAATATGTTTGGAATATTGGATCTGCTACAAACCTTTCATAAGGAGTTGCAGAAGTAAAATCTCCACCAAAGTTTCCATTAATTATAAATACATCTACTAAAAAGTCAGATACTAAACTATCTTTATCTAAAAATCCTGGTACATTTGCAGCACCATACCATTGCTCTGCTGTTACATTAAAACCAATAGAGTTTGCTGCAGATGCCTTTCTTACAATAACTGAAACAGGATTTTGACCTAAATTAGTAAAATCTAATAAATCGTTTGTAGTATCAGAACTAAACGCTAATTTATTAGCACCTACATTATCTAAGAATGAGTCTGAGTCAGGATAAAAGAATTTATCTCGGTTGTACATTTTTTGGTATTCACCTAATGCACCTTGGTTTTGTTGGTACGTGCCACCTTCTGGTGTTGATGCTGTACCAAATTTAATATATTCTACTTTATCAGTAGCATTTAAGTTTAATAGATTAAGTGCAAGAATCGGTCCTCTTTCCAACGCTGCTAAACAGCTTCGGTGGAAAAATGAATCCTTTCTTTCTAAGTTTCTGTCAATATCACCGTAAACTTGTTTAAAGAATGCGGTGTCAGGTACAAATACTGGAGTATTGAAAGGTCCCGTTTTGGAGAAACCAACAATTAACCTTGTCTGATTAGCAGGAATACTAACTACTTGTGATTTGTCAAATTCAAATCTGTAGGTTCCTGCAGCTTTAATCGAAGCGATTTTCGGATCTAGTGCCATCTTATATTATTTTTTTTATTTGCTTTTTTTATATATCCACTAACCTCTAACTTTTTATACCAGGTCATAGATATCAAAATTCAGTTGGCCTCCTTTTGCATCTTGTTCTAAGATAGCATCAATTTTATCTTGAACGTTCTGCTCAGCCACATCATGGATCTCTTCAGCAAAATCTGAAAAGTCTAATGTAAAAAAGAATTCAGAACTATTAATACATGTCATTATTAAATCATCATGGCCTAATTGCCCAGCGTATGTACCATTTGGCAACTTACCAAAGGTTGCTGCTTCATAAACAGTTTGCTTATCTTTTATTACAATTCTATTTTGTGTAATATATTTTTTGAAGTTTTGGCAAAAAATAGGTTTATTATCTTTTTTAACTTTTAAACCAAACTGTTTTGTTCTAGCATCTATTCGATGTTTAAACTTTACAACAGATTCTTCATCAAAATCATTTCTTTGTGGAAATACAGTTTCCATCCTTTTTATTAATTCACCTCCAAATAAATTCCACTCAATAATTAGTTTTACGTTTTCAGAGTAAAAAACATCATAAGCTAAAATATAAAGAGCTTTTGCAAATTCTTCAATAGTGTGATCATTGCTTCTAAATCTCCCAACCTGTCTAATTCTATAAAAATCAATAAAGCTACCTGGGGATGTAACCTTTTTCCAATCTGCTTCATCCATAAGTTCTATCTTAAAGATATTTATAATAGAATAGTCCCCACCAGTACCTTCAGCAATATCAACAGAAAAACACCAGTAATTTTCATCTTCTTCAGCATCATCTAAATTAAAACTAGGATCCCATAATAAACCAGAATAATCTACTTGCTCATCATCAAACTCAATTACTTCCTTATGCACAAAATCTATTTGATTAGTTGTTAATTTTTTAAGGCTATCAGCACCTAATAGTAATGAGGAGCCTGCTATAAATTGATTTCCGTATTGTCTGTTAAATGCCTCATCACTTCCTAAGTTAGCAACTTCTTGCTTTGCCCATGCATCATCTCTCCCTGGTACATCCCACCAGTCAACTCTAAAAGGCGTATATTCACTTAGGCCTTTATCAGCAGCAGTATATATGTCATAGAATTTATTAAAGCCATTAGGTGTACTTGTTATAATAACCTTAGAGTTTGTAGATGCAGATACTGTAGGATACACGTTTTCATAAAAAGTATCAACAAAATTTGCAGGTATATGCGCAAACTCATCCATGAATAATAAATGAATAGTAAAACCGATTGCTGCTTTCTTTGTAGTAGTCTGACCAATTATTCTACAACCATTATCAAACTTAGAATTAAATACATCCCATTTAAGTGTACCAGGTTTTAAAAAGAAAGGTAAGTGTTCTAATATAGTTTTACCTTTATCAATGATCTCTCTTGTGGTTGCACCTTTGTTTGAAAGTATTAAAGAATTCTTATCAAAATTAAATAATGAATACCAAGCAATAAAAATAGATGAGCAAATTGTTTTACCTACTTGTCTACTTGCTAAGCATACATTAAATCGCTCTGCTTGGAATTGCCTTAGCATCTCTTCCTGATAAGGTCTTAAATTAATTGTCTGTAAACCATGATCGGTCATTACAGTACAGTATGTATTTGCAAAGTATACAATATCTTTTGCACACTTTTTAATTTCCTTTATTTCATCAGACGTATAATTAAATACAATATTACCTTTTCTTAAATTAGGATTACCTTCATAGAATGGAGTAGACGCAGGCTTATAACCTTCTTCTATTGCAAACATTAACTGTTCTACACTTTCACTTGACCATGAAAATGCTTGCTTAGCTTTACCAACATTAAAATCAAATCCTGCGCTAGG